CAAACAACACTTACGTGAAGTTAAAAGATTTGCACGTAAATTGAATAATGATATTGGTGTTCTTCAAGAAAAACTTAATATACTGGAAGAGTCAAAAGGGGATGAATAATGGCGAAAGCTAATACTCATCTCACACACTTAGAAGAATTGGTGCTTACCCAAGGCTCAGCCGGCTATAGCATGGCTAGAGCCTTCCTTCTAGAGCTTTTAAAGGTTCTTAAGGGTAACACCAAGTCTAAGATTCAAACGTCCGTCAAATGGGACGGAGCGCCTGCTATTTTCGCTGGTACAAATCCTGAAAATGGTAGGTTTTTTGTTGGTACTAAATCTATTTTTAATAAAGTACCAAAGATTAATTATACAGAAGAAGATATTGTTAAGAATCATGGGCACGCGCCCGGACTAGTTGATAAATTAACTAAAGCTTTACGGTATCTACCATCTCTTAAAATCCAAAACATTCTGCAAGGTGATTTTATGTTTGACGATGGAATGGTGTCGACTATTGAAGTTGATGGTGAGCCTCATTATCGCTTTAAACCAAACACCATTACATATACAGTTCCTGTAAACTCTGATCTTGGAAGAGAAATTGGTGAGTCTAAGTTTGGAATTATTTTTCACACAACTTATAATGACTTAGATGGCAATGCTAGTTTTGGCGCTGATATATCTGGACTTAGAAAAACACCCGGAGTGTGGTTTGATGATGCGTACTTTGATGACAATACGGGTGTTGTAACATTAACTGAAGATGAAGAAGCTGAAATTACTAGATTAGTAACGGAAGCTGACGAAGTTAATGAGCGTATCAATTATGAGGATCTGCCATCAGCACTTTTAAACATTTATATTAACAGTGAAATTAAAGCAGGTAACTTTTTGGAAGATCCAGAAAGCTCATATGTCGGATTCTTAAACTGGTATTCACAACGTTCACAAAAGAAGATAAACAATCTTAAAAGTGTGAAAGGTAAACAAAAAGCAACACAAAACACTAAACAGACTTTACAATCTTTTAAAGAAAGAAGAGAAGACATAGAGAATATTTTTAGAATTAGTCGATTATTATTTGAAGCTAAAAACATTTTTATTCAAAAATATAATAACGCTGTATACAGAACAAGACATTTTATTGAAAATGAATCTGGAGATTTAGTCGCTAGTAATCCGGAAGGATACGTTGCTGTCGATCACAAAGGCAACGGAATAAAATTTGTTGATAGATTAGAATTTAGTAAAGCTAATTTTGCCATTGATAAAAGTGACAAGTTCTCGCCTGAACTAAATGAAGATGAGGATGAAGACGATGATCCGGTGATTGATGATGAATATCCAAAAACCGTAGCCGTCGTGCCCGGAGCTTTTAAACCGCCACATCTTGGACATTTGGATATGGTGCGAAAATATGCTAACATGGCTGATGAAGTTATTGTCATAATATCAAAACCAACCAAACAAGGAAGATATTTACCTAACGGTCGGGAAATTACTTCTGCAGATTCTCTCAATATTTGGAACATATTAGCCAGTGATTTACCAAATGTAGATATAGTTACCTCAAAAACACACGCATCACCTATCAATGCTGCATATGAATATGTTGGTGAGGAGGGTCCTGTTAATATTGGTGACACTGTTATATTAGGTGCTAGCACTAAAGATGACGACTGGAAAAGATGGCTCGGCGCAGAAAAATACGTTAAAAACGGGGTAAAACTGCTCGATCCAGAAAAAACCGCAGTTAATCCCACAGTGCGCGATAGTGGAGAGCCATATAGCGCAACAGATTTTCGCAATGCGCTCGGTGATCCTAACAACAATCGCGAAGAAATTGCCGACTTTGTTGGAGCACAGAACGTTAACGCAGTATTAGATATACTTGGGCTCGACACCATCGGTGAAATGTCAGGAGCGGGTGCTGTTGGGGGATATGCAGCCCCTTTGGGATATGGGTCGGTTAGACCCAAAAGCAAAAAGAGAAAGAAAAACGAATACATCGATTTAAGTTTGATTGATGAGGTTATGAAACTAATTAAGGAAAGAGGCATTGTAAAATGAACCAACAAGAAGAACAAATCTTAAGACAGAGTATAAGAGAAATTATTCGCTCTGTCAAGAGTAAAAAACTAAATGAAGAAATTCAACTTCGTAAGTTAATCCAAGGTTTTTTGGATATTGAATTTAAAAACTTGAGTGAAAAAGTCAGTGACACGGACCCAACTCCAAATAAGTCTACTGGAATTAATGTTTTGGAACAATTATTAAAAAAGATTGTTCCTATTGTAGAAGAAGATTATAAGTCTTTAACAACAAATAAAGAACAAAGAGATTCTTACAGATCACATATTGTTAACGCTGTAGTTAATACTTTAACTCCCGTTGAAATCAATAATGATGCACACAAAGGTGAGTCTGAAGGCATAGAAGATATGGAAGAGGAGGTATCGATTAATGTTGGCGGTTCTGATGATGATAAGTTTATCGATATTCGCACTGATGCCGAGAAATCTGCAGATGATGAAGAAAAGGAAGTGGATCCGAGAGATTCGTTCGGAGCGGGCGTCGAAGGTGACGAAACTGGGCGTAATGTGGCGTACCAATCGTTCAAAAAAATAGAAACAAATATTATTGATGCTTATGAATTACTTTCAAATCCTGAAGACCAAGAATTGTTTTATGATTATTTAATCGCGAATCTTAAACTTTACTTTAAAAAGTTCGAGCAAGAATTAGAACCATCAGTCGATGAACCTACAAACAAGGCTTATGATATGGCGGCCGCTGATCAACCAGCAACTGAGCCTGCAGGTGATGATGCAACTGAATTAGAGTTATAATGTCTGAAAAAGAAAAAACTATCACAGAATTATTAGAAGATGAATTTGGATCCACTTTAGCTGGAGTTACCGATATCGATAATTTAAAAGAAGCTTTATTTATTGCAAATAGAGTTACTGACGAGCAAATTAAAAAAAATTTACCGGATGATGTTGATCCCAATAATCTAGACTCTATAATTCGACCTGCAAAATATCGAAGAGACGAAGACGGTACCCTCGTAAAAATCAAAGATAAGTTCACTTTAAGAGATCTTATTTTACAAAATCAAGAACCTCAGACACTAATGGCAGAAATAATTGATGCTTACATTAATTCTAAATTAGGTGGATCAGAATAAAATCAAAAAATATTCGTTTTTTACTTGACAAGATAAAAAATCAGTATTATAGTTAAACTGTCAGTTGTGAAAGTCTATGAAAGATTATAGTACTATCAATAAATTAAAAGATCATAATATTATTAATGATCAGTTATTAGTTTGTATTAATAAACTATCACTTGAAGATCTAATCGCTATCAAATTAGAATTATCTACTAATTTACTAAATAACAGATTATATGGTTTAGATATTTGGAATAAGATGGATTCTATTACTAAAGAAGCTTTATTAAAATTTTCTTTATCAGTTACGAAAACTAAAGCTGATGCTAGTAGATTTTTAGGTATCACACAACAGAATTTTAATAGAATTTGTAAAACATATAAGGTATTTGAAAATGAAATTAATTAGTATACTCAGCTTGTTAACATGTGGACCTGCTGAACTTGAAACACAAAAGACAGACACACAATCAAAAGTTGCTGAAGAAATTCCAACTGAGTTTGGTGTTATTGCTGCTGAAGGTTGTTCTCAAGCTTCTGTTGGCTCAACAGCGTGTAATATTGTTCTCTATGACCAAAATAAAGAGGTCTGGCAATTAAAAAATCAAAAAAATAAGATTGTTGTGTTAGATTTCTCAGCTATGTGGTGTGGTCCATGTCAGCATGCTGGTAGTTTTACACAAACTATTCAAGATAGTTATTCTAATGTTATCATGGCTACTATTCTAATTGATGGTTATTATTCAGGTATTGAACCCACTGAGGAAGAAGTTAATGGTTGGGTAAGCAATCATGGTATTACTACAGCACCGGTTTTGTATGCCAGTAGAGAGCTAATATTCGATACTACTGGTATTGGTTTAGACGGATACACTATAACTGGGTTTCCTACTTATGCTTATGTGGACACAGATGGTAAAATTCAATATATGCATACTGGTTTTAATGAATTGTATGTGAGAAATATTATCGAAGGTTTACAATAATGTGGAAAGTTTATAAATACGATGGAAATTATATTCAGGGTGATTTAGTTAGCAAGCATTCATCTGAAAATGCAGCATTAAAAGCAGCTAAAAAAAATATTGGTCACACTCACACTAAAAAGAAAAAAGTCAATAATGAAATTAGAATTTGGCTTGATAGTGTTAATCATACACCTATGGGTGTCATAATAAAAAATACTAGAGGATCTAGTTAGTATAGATAACGGGGGTGCCATGGTTTCGACAGGGTACTAAAGAAAAATAGTGCAAGCAGGTTAGATACGACCTTAACAGTTCAAAATAATTTAGTTGCAAATAACAACTTACACTTTGAACAGCGCTTAGCCGCTTAGTAGGGAGGCTGATTAGAGCCTTCTATCCAATCTAATCAAAACAACAGACAAGTTGTGAAAATCAAAAAACTTATCGCAACAGGATGGTAAGCGATATTTTATAACCATCTATCTTTGTCAGTTTGTGATAGAAACTGAATAAGCTTGTGAATGACTACAATTGGAAGTATTCTGGACGCGGGTTCGACTCCCGCCACCTCCACCATCTAAAGGAATACTATGAATATGATTAACTGGTTGCAAAATTTTTATAGCAACGAAAAAAAAGAAAAAATAATTAATAGAATTGTAAAACCAATTGATTCAATTGAAGACGCACTTTGGGATATTAAAGAAGATTACGATCTTGAAACTGAAGAAATTGAAAAAACAGTTCTTGACAAAAGAAAAAATATAGAGTATATGTATAAGTCTATAAAAGAAAAAACTAATGGTGATTTATGAGTGAAGAAAAAAAAGCAACTGTGATGGTCTCTGGTGGCTTTGACCCAGTTCATGCTGGACACATCAGAATGATTAGACACGCAGCGCAATATGGTGATGTAATTGTTATCGCCAATTCAGATAATTGGCTTTACAGAAAAAAAGGTTTTGTTTTTATGGAATGGGACCGCCGCGTTGAAATTTTAAACGCTATCAAAGGTGTTATTTTAGTTGATTCAGTTGATGATACCGATGGTACTGTTTGTGAAGCTATCACCCGACATAATCCCACCTTTTTTGCGAATGGTGGTGATCGAGGCAAATCTAATACTCCAGAGCAAGCAGTTTGTGAAAAGCTTGGTGTTCAACTTTTATGGGGTATTGGCGGCGAAGAAAAATTAGATAGTTCTTCTGAGCTTGCTAAAAAAGCCCGAGATTTTAACTCTCCTGAAAAACGTGGTGATGTAAAACATTCCGGTCGATGATTTAGTACTGTATTTAGAATAATGGGCAATGAAAAAACTTTAAAACTTGATTCTTCATATAGACCAATTGAAGTGATAGACGCTCTTGAAGCATTAGTTCTTTGTTTGGTTGGAAAAGCGCAAGCACTAGAAAGCTATAGCAGTGTAATCAATTCAGTAAGCGAAAGTTTTAACTTACCTGCAGTAATTGTACTTAAACGTATTGTAAAATTCAGGTACCACACCATTCCATGTCATAGAAAAAATATTATATGGCGTGATCAAAATCAATGTCAATATTGCTCAAAGCATTTTACGGCCGACAAATTAACCATAGACCATGTATTGCCTCGTTCAAGAGGTGGTAAAAATAAGTGGAATAATCTAGTTGCAGCTTGTAAAAAGTGCAACCAGCGAAAAGGTGATAAAACACCAGAAGAAGCTAATATGCCACTTTTAAAAGAGCCCAAAGTCCCTAGATCTGATATATTTAAAAATATAAGCGATTGTCAAGTATCATCAAAATGGGATTATTATCTTTGGTAAGCATTATTTGATTGACAGTAACAATCAAATACGTTATGATTACTATAATGCCCCTTAGCTCAGTTGGTAGAGCAGGTGACTGTTAATCACCTTGTCCGCGGTTCGAGCCCGCGAGGGGCAGCCACTTAACAAAGGAGAAAACATGTCTGTTGTAAAAAGACTACAATCACTAAACTTGCCTGAAGACGCAATGATTACGCTCACTCGTGAAGAGGGAACAGATGTCTTCGTTTATAATGAAACAGAAGTAGAAGATGCAATGAATGAAACAAGTGTTATTCATGATTTTGCGTCTTTAATTGCTAACACTAAACTTGATGCTCGTAATCAATGGAGTGGTAATATTATTCAACATCTTCGTGATAATGAATATCTTGAAGAGTATGAACGTGGTAGTTTTGCATTTGAAGATTTTCTTGCTGAGATGCTCACAGAAAATTTTTATGATACTGATTTAATTGAACATTCTACTGAGAAATATGATCACAAAAGAGGATTTTGCACTTTAACAGCACGAGTGGAGGTACCGCTCGCTAATTTTGTGGAAGTTAATCCGTTTGTTTCTGGTTGGACTGTATCTGTTGAAACCAATAATGGCACTTTATCATTTGATGCATAGCGCTGTTCTGCTCGCTTAATAAGCAGAAGGGGGCTGCCGACCCAAACGTAGGCAGAGGTTTCCGGTTATCCTAGTCCATGGCAAAAAACCGGTTTTATTGGGGTGAAGCGCCACTGGCAGGTGCACCGGGTTGTTACCCCGGCCGTTGTTGGTTCAAGTCCAGCCGCCCCAGCCATTTTTTAAATACTATCATATTTACTATGTGGAAGAAGTAGCAGAGTTGATGATTTTAGCTATGGTAATGTTCCTTGCTGCTTTTTTCTGTTTCAAAGTTTTATTGTTGCCTAATATTACAATGTCAACAATTGAAAAAGTACATGACATCGAAAAGAAAATACGCGATAAATGATAAAGTCTTAATTAGAGGCTTTACTAAACCAGTTGTTAAAGTCATATTAAAAAAAAGATATGAACCTGCGAAAAATATGCTCGGTGTTTCTGGCTGGTATGCAAAAATAATTTATAAAAAAGATGTTTATAAGTTAATAAAATCTGGTGTACCATATAAGAAAGATGAAAAACCCACAGTTTGGGTTTTTGATTGGCAAATAATTAAAAAATTGCCCGCATAGCTCAACTGGTAGAGCAACGGTTTTGTAAACCGTAGGTTGGGGGTTCAAGTCCCTCTGCGGGCACCATTCATTATGACAACTAAATTAGATCACATAGGGCTTATTGTAGATGAGCCTCGACTTGCAGCCTC